ATGTCAACGCCGACGACCGTCCCCAAAGTTTTAACGGCGGCAACGCGAACGGCGTCGCGGTCGCTATTGGTAGCAACGTCAACCAAGGTTGAAACGACTAGGGCCTTCAATGATTCAAGCGAATGCGATGCCGCCTCCGCTTTTGCCCGTTCTAATGCCTGAATGGTAGTTATTACCTTAGTGCTATGCATAAGCTTGCTCGCATTCACGTTTATTGTGTTGGCCTTTGCGTTCGTATCATAGGCCGCTCTGTATGCATCGGAAGCGTTCATGCCTTCAATTACTATTTTCTCTGCGAACTTGCGCTGTTTTGATGTCAGGCCGGATTTACCTATACCAATGGCAGAACCGATGCCTTTGGTCTGTATAGCGTCTATTGCATTACTTAGTTCTTTCCTTGTTACTTGTTTCATATAAATGCACCGATTCTAGCGGGCGGGCATCGATGCCCAACGGGCGCAATATACCAGAACATAAGCAGAATAAATAGTCAAAACCTATGAAAACCTGGCTTTTGATATAAACATACAATCAATGAATACAATATATTTTATGCTTTAAGGTATTGCAATCGATTGCATTCTCTGTCAGGATTCTACTCATGCGCTGCATTCAGTAGCGCGCTAACAGGAGGTTACAAAATGAATAAGTCACAACAGGCAACGATTGACGCAATCACTAAGTCAATGACTAGACTTAATCAAGAAATCAAAATTTCTGAAATTGACGATAAAAACTATTTTGTTTCATTCAGTATTGAAGTCGGCATGCCCAATGACGAAGGAACTGCCGCAAGTTTGATCTGCCGCGACAGAAGGCATTTTTTTATCGGTAAGCGTGGCGGCATTAAATTGGTTAGCGTAAGTCAATCAATGAAAAGCAAAACTTTTTATACCGGCAACAAAATAGGAAAAAAAGTTAATTTTTTCGACGCTATTCATACTTTAGCTTATTAACGAACTAAGGATTAAAACATTATGAAAACATCATACTTATTAATGATTGCAATGCTTTTGTTTTGCGTTTGGTCATTGTTTTTCACTTTTAAAGGTTTATTTTTCTACGCTATCGCTTCAATGATTGTTAGTACTGTTTTATACATTGCGGGCATCGCTTCAGAGAAAGAAGGAGATTAAAAATGATTATATTCAATTATGCAAGTAAAAAAGAACTTAAGGCCGCTATTGGTTCACCATTGCACTACATTGAAACGTCGGTTTTTGGGCCTGAATATAAGGCCGATGGACTGCTAACGGGCGCAAATAGGCCGCACATTACCAACAAAGGCCGCGAATTTTTCGCGAATGTAGTTATGCAAAACGGTCTAATCAAGTCTGTTAAATAGGTGAAAACAATGATATCTGAAATTATCGCGGGCATTTTTGGGTTCTTTGTACTTTGGGCATTTCTCTTTTTGTTGCTTTCAATCTAAGGGTTAACTATGAAAACTACTTTATCAGTCTACGATTTTATTGAAGCTTTTAAACTTGCGGGCCGCGAAAACCAATTCAGTCGCGAGGGCCTTGAGATAATTTTCAATTATTTGGAAGAAATGAATTCAGATTATGAACTTGACGTCGTCGCTATTTGCTGCGAATTTTGCGAAGCAACTCCACAACAAATAGCAAAAGATTATCAGATTGAAATAGAAAACGACGGTAATGAACTTAGCAACGTACGGGATTATTTATTTGATGAAACGTCGGTAATTGATACGACCGAAGCGGGCACAATAGTTTTCATTCAATTCTAAGGGTTTATAAAATGCAAATTATCATTGAACTAAAATCGGTTTACGGTCTTCAGACTTATTACCCGTATTGCGAAAAATCTAAGCTTTTCGCGAAAATAGCGGGCACGAAAACATTGACCCGACATGCGTTAACTGACATCAAAAGCTTAGGTTATGAAATACACATAAAAACCGAAGTACCCGACTTTGTATAAACCTATTGTTTTTTTTCCCTCCCGATGCAATACTTGCGTCGGGTTTTCCCTATTACTTGCGAGAACATAATGAAAACATTCGATTACATTCAGGATCCGGCCCATGGTTGGATTAAAACCCCGATTAAATTACTGGTTGAATTGGGTATCTATAAAGAAATTTCTCACTATTCATATTACCGCGACGGGTTTGCTTATCTTGAGGAGGATTGCGACTTGACCCGCTTTTTTAATGCATTTAATGCCCGCTTCGGTTTTGATCCTAAGTTGCGCGAACGCGTGGCACGAATGAAGCGTTCAAAAATTCGTTCTTATTACTGCTATACGCCCGCAATTGTCGAAAATTTAATAAACATGGGTGCCGTATGAAAATCACATTTATTGCAAAATCAGGTAACAGAAAAACGGGCGCAATACCTGTTACTTATAGTCAACGTGAGACGTGCCCGCCTTCGTGCGCGCATTATAGAAGTGATTGTTACGCAGAGGATTTTTATACCCGCATGGCATGGGATAAAGTACCTGCGCGCGGTAAAGAACTTGACGAATTATGCGCAGATATAGCGGCCTTACCTGCGGGCACATTATGGCGACATAATGTCGCGGGCGACTTGGCGGGCATCGGTGAAAGCGTTGATGCATTCGCATTAGGTGAACTAGTGAAAGCGAATTTCGGAAAACGCGGGTTTACTTATACTCACAAAAAATCTGCCGACGCTATTAAGTGGGCCAAACATGCTACCGATTGGGGTTTCACCGTTAACTTATCCGCCGACGACGCGGGCGAAGCGGATATATTGGCCGCTTATGACATGCCCGTTGTCTGTATTGTGCCAATTGATACGCCCGAACGCACGACAACGCCCCAAGGCCGCCCGATAGTAGTATGCCCTGCACAAACCCACGACGACAAAACCTGCGCCGATTGCGGCCTCTGCGCCCGTTCAGACCGTAAAGTAATTATCGGTTTTCGTGCCCACGGAACGCGGGCCAAAATAGCGGATCAAAAAGCCCGTAAAGTCATTCCAATTGCGCGGGCGTAAAGCGTAATTTGATTATTATTGTGAAAACTTGACATTCAGGCCCGCGAATTTTGCGGGCCAGTACGCATGGGCCTATACGGGTGAGCTTTTATGGGTGAGTTCTGATAGGTGCGTCCGGCAACGGGTGAGTCTAGCAATAGGTGAGTCATTAACTAAGGAGAGTGAACAATGATTACAGATGCAACATTGATATTAAAAATATGTGAGCTGTATCGCGTAAAGCAAAGCACACAGCGAGTGAGCGAAATACTAGGAATAAGTGAGTCTAGTGTTAAGCGGGTAATTAATGATTGGTTTGAATGAGGAGATTAGACGATGAATGATTTACTTGTGATTGCAGATCATCCGAACACTTGCCCTCATGATGGTACGCGCACAGAATTTTTGTCGCACCACAGAGGAGAAGCAGATAAGGGAGAAGCAGAAAGCGGATATTCAGTAGAGCTATGCCCAACCTGCAAAAAAATATTTCATTTTTGGAATGAATAGGAGATTACAAAATGCAACTTAGAGCGAACGACGAAGATACATGGATGGAAACCATTTGGGACGCGCTGTTTAAATACCGCGATAACTGCATACCTGAAGGAGATGCAAAATACGATGCCGAATGGAGCGATATATGCACCGCTATGGCATGGTTAGAAGAAGAGCTGCTAGACTGCCCGCATGAATCCTAACCCACACGCTATGTTTGCCCTCTACATTTTAGAAGATGTAGATGGCAACATTCGCGTTATATCTGATTGGAGCGGTACAGGTGAGCGATGCCTGAACTTAGGTGTTGAGATCATGCAATCGCTCTCTGCCATTCAACCATTCACTGAGGGCGCGCTGTCACTTGGACTGGCGCACCGTTCTGACGTTGAGCATTGATGGTATGGGTGAGGCTCTGCGTAAATTGAAACATGCCAACACGCATGTGGAAGTCGTTAGCATCCTCGCCCGTTCTATCGCTCATCCAAGTAGGCCAGCCGATTTTCTGCGCAGCCTCTTGTCCCGTCCCGCTCGCATCATTATCCGCAATGACTATGCCGCGCTCTAATCCAGACGCTACCTTCACCATGTTACCTGCGGAAAAGCACACATGAAGAGTGTATCTATGCTTCATTTGCTTCAGCGCCGCGCGTACAGACAGCGCAGTCGCGTATCCCTCGCACACAATATTTACGCCTTTATTGTCGAAGGTAAATGTGGCACCGCTTGTACGCTGTCCGTACAGAAACTTCTTGCCACCGTCGGCATCGATCTGCTGCAAACCGACCAGGCTACCTGCCACCCTCATTGGGATCAGAAGAACAGGCTTACCTTCGTGCCACAAAACATTACCCTGCTCGTCTGGGAAGCCTTTCTTCTCAAGGTATGGGTGAGTAGCAAACCCACTGCCGTTAAGCATAGCAATGGCGCGCTTGATTGCTGCTTGCTGGTGCTTACGCCGTTCATCCTCCGCTTGACGTATGGATGCCAGATACACTGATTTGGTTTTAGTTGCTACAGGTGAGTCCGGCTTCCATATAGACACAACTGTTGACGTTGCATGATTCTGTACAAACCCATGCGTACCCATAAACTTCACCGCACCATTCTTTTTGTGCGGGTGATCCTCAGTTGGAAACCGTTTCCATACGCCTGCGGGTGGGTAGTCATGAATAACGATGCCGTGACTGCGGCAGAAATCTAAGAATTCCATTATCTTTTTCCTTTCGAGCGCAAGAATTGTTTGAGTTTTCTATCTACGAACCTTCGCGTTTCATCGCTTGGCATACATGGTCTGGCGTCGCTTAAAGTTCTAGGCCACACACCAAACTTATCGCGGTAAGTATTCGCTGCTCGCCCTCTACTCCACCCCTGAACCTTGATGTACCACATCATTTCATTCCAAAAATCCTGTTTACTTTCTTTGGGTACAGTGCCTGACAACTCCTCCATCGTGCCTTTAACTTCATGCACCAGATTACTACGCTCACGCACCGCGCCACAGTTGTAGCAACTGTCACTACCTTTAGGCCACAACGCGCCACACGCATGGCACTTACTATCCTTCTTCTGCTTCTCTGTTAGTTCTTTCTTCGGCTTCTCTTTACCATCATCAAGATCAGTAACGCCGTTCTCGTACAGTTCTTCCCAGTCTTTGCGAAAGCGCAGAAAGTTACCACTGTGATCCAGCCATACTGCAAATGGTTTAGCCTCTGGGTTATTCTGATTGGCACGAAGCACCCTACCCATCTGCTGTACATGGGATGAGAATGACTTGGAGAATGGGCGAGCAGAGATACCTATCTGCACATACTCGTTATCAAATCCTTTGGTAAGAATGTCACACGCAATAAGCCCAACGATCTTGCTCTCTGGTTTGGCAAAGTCCTCGATGACATTACGCTTGTACTCATCATCATCCTTATAACTAAGACTGATAAAGTTGTAGCCCATAGACTGAAACTTAGCAGCGAGATCAGCGCCATGTGCCACGCCAGCAGCAAAGACAATCGTCTTAACTGGGACGCCATTGAATATCTCACGAACCTTATTACTCCACTCCAAAACAACATCGCCAGTGATCTTCATACCGCGCTCACTTGCTTCGGCATTACTCCACTCACCAGCAACTTTCTTCGCGCCTTCCATGTCAACTTCTTTGGCAATAAACACACGCAAAGGCACAAGCGAGCCACGATCCACCAATTGTTTAGTAGTAACAGGAGACACTACATTGGAATATGTATTACCCAATCCTTTGGTGAATGGGCTGGCAGACAACCCAACCACTTTGATGTGTGGATTGTCTTTA